CAATAGTAGTAGTTGATGCAAAGTCTAACAATCTAGAAGCACGTTTGCTATTTGTAAATGGGGTTCTGTAAGGCCACCAAGTAGTGCTAAATCCTATTAGTAAAGTATCACTACCTACAGCTGAATTACATATTTTTCTCCAATACTCTAGACTTAGCTCACTACTAAAGTCTAATACTAAACAACTATACCCGTTATCTTTTAAATGACTGGCCAAACGATAACATCCGTATCCACGCATCCATACAGGGTATGAAGTTGTATCTGAAAATAATATAACGTTATATCCGTTCATTAGTTTTTATCATATTATTGTATTCAATTGCTGTTTCTAATAAATCAAAACTTTGATTAATTGATTGTGCATATTGAACAAATGCCAATGTATCTTTAGGGAAGCAATGCCCACCCCATCCTCTTTCACCATCAATACCTGGCACCATACTGTGACTAGTACCAATCCTTACATCCTGACATACTAGATGTCTTACTACTTCAAAATCTTGCCCAGTTGTTTCACACAAGTCATACAAGTGATTAAAGAATGAAACTTTAATAGCAAGAAAACTATTAGTAGCATATTTGACCATTGCGGCTTCTTCTGGCGTACACTTGTGTATAACTTTTAAATTGACCAGTGAGTCTTTAAAAAGTAAATGCCAAAAGTTAGCCGGATCATCTCCACCAATAATCATATACTTTTGAATGGCAAAATCCTCAACAGCTGACTTTGCCCTTAAAAATTCTGGACTAAACACAATACTATGGTCTGGATATTTTTCTAAAACATCTTTTAGTAAATTGGGACTAATAGTACTTTTTATTAAAATAGGCATAAAAATTGGCACTTGATCAATTACATTAACGATATTGCTAATGTCACAATTGCCAGAATCATCACTTGGTGTGTTAACGCAAATAACAATTCCGTCAGCATCAATGTGTTGTGCAACAGTAACTTCAGTGTATTTAGGATCAACGACAATAATCTCGTTTTTATTTTCTAAAGCACCTTTGACTGCTTTACCAACATAGCCGTAACCTGCTACAATTATCTTCATATTAGAATTCAAACAGTTTATTAAACGTGTTTTTCTCCTCGGTACTCTTAATGTCCCAATCCAACACACCAATCAAGTTGTCCAGTTTGTTGTCAATAATTGTTTGCTCCATCTCAGTGTGGTCAAATGGTAAATCTTTAAACCATTGTGGCAAACGCAATTCATCAACTGGATATGCCACACTGGTAAATGCCATTGGATTATCTTTAATTTTACATACAATAACTTTAGCACCATCAGTAATGTTGGCACTGTATTTGTCATCATACATACGCTTGAGCGTGTTCCAGTTAATACTTGCTCTAACGTGTCCAGGCAAGTTTGCTTTGCCAGCCTTGCGTTCTTTTTCTTGATATTCAGTAATGTTGTTGGCACGTTTAGGCGAACCTTTTTCCCAACCTGGTCTTGCTTTGAATTCAGTTCTAAATGCAGTAATATGCTCTAACACTTCTTTCTCAGTTGCACCAGTTAGTACTTTCTCCAATACATCACTTAAAAAGTTTTGTATAAATTCTGGAGTATCACTGCGTTTAAGGTCAAGTCCCATGGCTTTGATCTTGCCTGGCTTACCATCTACGTCACTGCGTTTGCCTTCTTTATCATAATACAGCACAGCATAACGTTTCTTAGTAATAAACAAACCTTTACTTGCAACAATTTCACGACCAGCTTTAATAACCTCGCCGCGTGTTTTTGGACAGTGAAAACTGTCCGACATAAACTGTGGAAACGTATTGTTAACTTCAGATGCAATTTGATCATACAGTTGTACTACGGTTTCTTTCGTCCACGGAATCGCTCCCGAGTCGATATCTTTTTTAAGCGTCTTATAAGCACTAAAATAACAACTATCGGTATCACCATATATAATAGCTTTTCCCACATGATTATATTCTCCAGTAACAATTTCATTGACCTTAGATGCCATGTGCTTGCAAATTGTACGTCCAGTTAGAGTAGTACTTTGACCAATACGATTATCAAAGAATCTACAACCAGGATTAAGAATAGCACCATACAAACTGTTCAAGTTAATCTTCTTGACTAGTTGACGTTTGTCCCAGTATTCTTCTTCAATTTTATTTCCAGCATTAATGGCGTCTTTGAGTTTGGCCTGCATTTCTTTACGCTCTTTATACCAACGTGCAAGAAGTCCAGGGATAACGCCTTCTGTATTATGTGTAAAGATTGTGCCGTTAGCACTTAGCATCCAAGGTTGATTGCTTTCAAATATAAGCCTGTATACCTCTGCACTGCTTAGTACATCGCTATTGCCATTTTCCCAATCAATAACAATCTCTGTGCCAACTTCTTTGTTCATTACACTGGTATATTCTAATGCGGCAAATATACCTTCCCATGAACCAGCAAACGATTTACCTTTGGCAATTAAGCCTTGTATATGGTCATTGGTCATTGTTTGACGTAATTGTCCAACGATAGTTTCTGGACCCATGTTAAGCGCACGAATTGCTGACGGATACAAGCTGTTAATGTCCAATGATCCAATCCAATCTTGTAGACCTTCTTTTGGATGTGCAACATATGCACCAGCCGCTTGATTCTCTTCACGTTCACTCATCTTAGTTCGACTTGGAACAACCATGCCTCTACGATGTGCTTCATTAATAATGGCCTGTTCAGTTACAGCCACAGCACCCATTGTGGTCTGTAGTAGCACAGTATTTTCATGTGCTAGTGTGTTGGCTAGATCCAAAAACTTTAGTTTCTTATCCAGTCTATCCAACAGTGACGTATCTTGTCTGTTGTATTCAATAAATGTTTTAAAATCATTATTGTATAATTGATCCAACGTGCCTTCGTATTGTGTTTTTCGTTCACCCAGTTCATATTCGGCAATGGCATCCAGTCTATATGTATGACGTTCTTCATATGTGTATCTGCGATACAACTCCAAACTGTCCAAGTGTACACGGCCCACAAAGTCATATGTTACACTTTGACGCCCAAACTTTTCATACTCACGGCGTTTGGGGAATTGATTGAACAAACAAAAACGTCTAGTATCGTCTTTGCTCAATACCTTAGTAACACGATTAACTGTATAGGGAATATCATAACCTTCGCTGTTCCAACCAGTTAGTATATCTGCATCTTGTATGAGATCCAAAAACGCATCCAACATTTCACCTTCTGTTTTAAACAGCATGGTGTTGGGAAAGTCTTTAATTTCTTCTTGGGCCTGTTCCCATGTTAATGTCTTTGGAGGAACAGCAAAACACACTAGGGTTTCCAACCACTGTAAGTGTACGGCAATACTGGTAATTGGCATGAACGCATCGTCGGGTGTACTATAACCACGTTCAGGGTCAAAGTCTACCTCAATGTCGAAAAACGCCACATTTAGTTTTGGGGGATCTGCGTTAACGTAATTTTCACTCAAACACACAAACACTTGGTTAATGTCTGCTTCATAAATCTTTTTGTTTGAGTGTATCTTTAGTTCTTTGTGAAAGTCTTTTTGTGTTTTACATACAACTTTGCTAACAGGGTTGCCGTAAATACTTGTGTGCTTGCCCTTTTGGTCGTCGTAATAAAAGGTGTAGCGAGCCGGAATATCTCGAAATACCCGTTCGCCTTTCTTGTTGCGTTCAACCACACGAACCATATCATTGGCGCGGTCAAACCATGCGTCTACATAACTCATTTATTCTCCATATGCAATTTACGGCTTGCAAATACCATCTTTGCTGTTTGTGGCCAGCGTACCCTACTCAGTTAATGTATTTAGATTTTTTTGGTAATATCTAAAATTGCTTCAATCTCAGCCCAATCTTCATTGTGGGAACTCCAGTCACCTTTATGTGCGATTTTAATTGCACGGTTAATAATACTGGTTTTGATATTCAATTCTTCTGCAACTGCCTTAACAGTTTCTTTCAAACCTTCTTGCAAGTCTTCAACTTCACGCAATACTGTTGAGCCTTCGTTGATTAATCTTTCCAATTTTGCCTTTTCTTCTGCACCGTAGCTACGTCCTGACATGTAAGTCTCCTAATGTATAAGCCTATTATATACTAATTATCTGTTTGTGTCAATGCCTAAGATATTTTAAAGACAAAAATGGCAGAACGAATCTGCCATTTTGTTAATATTATACGCTAAATTTTTGATTCGCCGCCGCACCACCAGCTGCCTGTTCAGCGTCAGCAATTGCTTTTTGGATCTCTGGATCGTCTTGGAAAGCACTTCCATCATCGCCCATCAATTCTTTTTTAATTGCATCAATCTCAGTAGTCAATGCTTTGATATCATCTACATCTGTTGCTCCTGGAGTCGGTGTTGTACCACCTTGATCAGCGTGTGGATTCTCTTTTCTAGGAGTTGGCGTTCCAGTTTGTACTGCTGGCACAACTGCTGGAGCTTCTTCTGGCTTGCCGCTTAATGCGTATGCTGTTCCGCCTGCAACTGCCGCGGCACCAAGACCAGTTTTAATTGGATTAGCTTTAACAACTTTTGCTGTGTTGTATGCGGCACGTTGTGTTACCGGTGCCTTGGCCAATTGTTTTGCAAACTGTTTAGAACTTTGACTAGTCATTTGTGGGGCACCAGCTTTTGTTAGTTTACCAGTGGCAACCGGAGCACCTGAAAATCCTGTCTTAGCCGCTTGGTATGCACCTCTGACACCGTCAACGGCTTTGCCACCATATTTAACTGCGGCATCCCACAGTCCTTCATCAACACGAGTTTCAATCATTAATAACCTATCTCTTAGAGCCGCATATTTTTCAGCTTCGGATAAACGTGATTCTTCTTTTGGCACAGCATTTGCACTAATTGGATCACTGGCCGGCACTTTCTCCAGCGCCGCTTTTAATGAAGCCGCATTAGATTCTGGAGCAGCCGCAGTAGCACCTTTACCTGGCGCCTTGCTTGCACTTGCCTGTAATTTTGCAGTGATCTCTTTTAATCTAGCAAGTTTTTCTGCTTTGAATTTTGCACTTGCTTCAGCACCTTGAGTAGAAGGTAGACCGGCAGTCTTTTTAAGGTTTGCTAGGTCTGCTGCCGCTTCTTCTCCAGGATTACCTACTCCTGTGGCAGCACTAGTACCCCCGCCGGCATTGGCTCGCATGGCTGCACCTTGTTCAGCATCGTCTCTGTCTGCTTGATTGGGATCAACTTTCTGTGGTACTGGTGTTGCCGCTTGAGCAGGAGTCGCTGCCGCTTGACCTTGTTGTGCTGGATCTTTTGCCATATTTGACGCCGCACCTGTTTGTGGTGCCGCCGCTGGATCACCACCGCGCATTTTTGCTGGAGACGCCGCTGGAGCCGCAAATGTTGATGCATCACCTTGTGTACCAGCACCAACTAAATTTTTAATTTTGTTAAGATTATTAGCGCCAAAATTCATTCTTTTGGCAATGGCTTGATCTTCTGGATCTTTAAAATAACTAAATGGTGGTTTAGGGCCAGGCATTCTAGCTAAAATATAAGGATCTTGCCTATTGGCTTTGCCCAACCATGTGTCTTGTTCAGGACTAAATTGAAATTCTTCAGCTTCATCTAATTTATAACCAAATTCTTGAATTAAACCACGTGCAATTCCACTTTTAAACATAGATGATTCATCTATATCTGAAACTTTATAGTATTTGACAGAGTGGCTCTCTTCCGCCACACTTGGTTGACTATCAATGTTTTGATTGTGATTTTGTGTCGGAGTATGATCATACTCAGCAGGATCACTAGCTTCGTTCATGCTCTTAGCTTCAATTTGATCCATTCTTGCAATTAATTTTTGTAAGTCCATTTTACGTTTTCCTTGAATTATTTCAATGCTTGTTTTGCCATTGCACCAGCTGCCGGAGCAACTGCTCTCACAGCCGCCCCCACATTACCTGATGGTGCTGGAGTTGCCGCTTGTGCTGGCGCCTTAATTCCAGCCGCAGCCAATGCTGTTCTTGTATTTTTACCAATTACACCATCAACTGTTAGACCTTTAGCCTGCTGGAAGGCCTTAATTTCATCTGGTGTTGTTGGATACTTAGTTGGATTGGGAATTGTACCTTTGCCAGCCGCTGGTGTTGCCGCTTGTCCAGCTTCGTCTGGAGCAAACGCACCTGTCTTTACTTTATAGTCTCGTGCCAGTTGAGCACCAGCCAAACCCATCGTTGCCGCAGTGCCAACCCCTGGAATAAAACTTGTTACTGCACCAAGACCACTTAGTCCAGCACCAATGTAATCACCTTTCGTAGCACGGTCATATGCATCGTATGCACCAACTGCCGCACCAACTCCCGGAATTAATCTACTGGCCATCTTGCCACCAACTGAACCTGCAACTTTTGCAGCCGGAGCCGCTGCCGCTACCGCTACTTCGCTGATTGGGTGTCCCATAACAATTTTTGTATTGTTATACTGAACATAAGCACGACCTTCTTTAAGGTCTACAACTTTACCAAACACTGATTTCTTCAATACGTTACTGTATACTTTAACTGGTGAACCAACTTTAACACTGCCGTATGCGCTTTCTGCTAGTTGTTCACTAACTGGTGCGCCTGTTTCGTGTACACTTATTTTTTTAGCTGGATCACGCATTTGTATTTTACGGGCAATGGATTCAGCATGATTTCTTGTACCAAATACTTTCCAAGTTTTTCCATTGATAGCAACTGCATAGTTGTTAGTTTCGTGACCTAACTCGTGCTCCATTTCTTGTCGCTTAAATTCTCGATGACTGCTGCCGTCCATACCAGCAATACTAGAATCATAATCACGTTCGTATGCGTCTTTACCAAAACGACCTTCTTCAATCTTTTCGCAGTCGTTAACACGCTTGCCGGCATTCTTACCTGTACCTGGCTGTGTGCCTACCTTTTTATGACCTGGCCAGCACTTTTGTGCTCCAGCCACTTCCGCTACATCTTTTTCTTTCTTGCTTAACTTTTCTGTTTCACGACGTGCCTTATCACTTAGGTTAG